TCGGGCATGGGCGCGGCGCAGCGCGCGGTCCGGGGCGAAGTACTCGACGATGCGATCGGCCGCGTTCCTCATCACCAGCCGCCCGGGTTGCTGACATCGGCCAGCGACATGCGAGCCCCGCCGAAGGTGGGAACGCCAGCGGCTGCGCCCGTCGCCTGTGCCAGCTTCTTCTCCCATTCCTTGCGGCCAGCTTGCACGCGGTCGAGGTCTTCGAGCTTCAACCAGCGATCCAGGCCGACGCCGCCGATGCGCACTTCCTTGCCGGCCAGGATGGCGAGCTCGGCCGCCTGATAGGCATCCAGCATGGTCTGCGCGTGTTCGGTGGGCGTGGGCATGGGGTGGCCGATGCTGAGAGGCGGCCAGTGTCAGCCCGGTCCTGTCTCACGCATAGGGCAGCGTGAGATTCAGCCCCGGTGCGCGCCGCCAGCCCGGTGCGCCCGTTTCTTCGCCGTCTTGCGCGCCTTCGGGTTGATCGCCCGGTAGAAGCTTGCGCGGCTGAGCCCGAAAGCCTTGCAGACCTCGGTCATGTTGTGTCCGTTGAAAGCGCGGCGCACAGCCTCATCCCTGGTACGGATGTCGCTCTCGATGATCTTGGCATCCGTCATCGGCACGTACACCCGGCGCCCACCCATGTGCAAGCGAACGGCGGCATTCACGGCCTCGGCCACGGCGTGGTGTGCGGCAAGCTGCCTCATCACGGTGGCGACGATGACGCCCACCATGTCGGCGTGCAGCGTCAGGCGCTCGTCGTCTGAAACGTCGGCCGCCGTCACTTCAGCCTGTTCAGCCATTCGTCGCTCGCGTAGGGGTTGGGGTTGGCTCGGGCCGGACCGATGCGGGACTTCTTCGGCTTGTCAGGCGCGGCCGCGATCGGGGTTGCGGGGGATGCGGGCGCAGCCTCGCGCACTTCGACCTGGCCGGCGACCAGCGGAACGGCCAGCGGCGCGGCCGGCGCAGGCACTGTCTCGGCGATGGCTGCTTCCAGGCGCTGCCACTGCGCCTCAGCCAGCTTGTGATGGTCGAGCGCGTGGCTGGCGAAAGTGGTGTAGACGGTGCAGTCCAAAGGCTCGTTGCGCACGCCGGCCGCCTTCTTCACCCAGCGGCTGGCCGTTCCCAAGTGCGTCTTGATCGACTTCCGCACCTCAGCCGTGATGCCCTTGAAGAACTCTTGCGGCAGGTGCTTCGACAGGTGCACATAGCCTTTGCGGCGCTGGCCGGGCTCGGGCGGGTCCAGCCGCAAGCGGCCGAACAACAGATCCTTCGCCGTGTCGGTGCCGACCTTCCACAGGCGCACGCCCTTCTTCAGCACGCGGCCGCGGAAGTTCACGTCCTGCCAGGTGCCGCGGCTCTTGATCGGCTTGCCGGCCTTCGGGTCGCCCGCGATCGCGAAGACGCGCTCGGCCGTGTGCTGCCGGCAGAAGTTGTAGGCCTGGTGGGTGAAGTGGCCGCCCGTGTCCACGGCGGTTGCCGCGATCAGCATGGGCGCCCCGCTGGCGTGCGTGAAGGGCTGCTTCAGGTAGCCGCCGAGTTTGGTCTCCCACTCTTCCTCGTCGGCCGGATTGCCGTAGATCACGGCGTAGTCGACGCACCAGCTTTCCTCGTCGCGACCGACGGCGTAGGCCACCACTTCCCAGCGGTCGTCCTGCGTGTCGACTCCGGCAGCGATCTGCAGGCCGCCCACCGGCACCGTGCGCAGCGGGTAGTCCTCGGCGCGTCGCACCAGCTCGCCGGCCTCGGTCTTGTCGGCCTCGTCTTCCCAGGTCTCGCCCAGCGTTTCGTTGATGAAGCCTTCGAGCGGCGCCTTGTCGCCGGCCTCTTTCGCACGCATGCAGGCCAGGAACTGCCGCACGATGGCCGTCCAGGTGGTCTGTGGGCTGTACGCGCTCCACAGGTGCACGGCCACGTGGCGCGGCGGGCGCAGCAGCGGCGTGCCGGCGTCGTCTGTCCAGAGGTAATGGTCCTTGCGGGCTTCGCAGCGGATCAGGCCGTCGTCGCTGACCCAGACGCCCAGCTCCCAGGCCTCCAGGTAGTCGGCCTGCGTCATGGCCTGCAGGCAGTGCGGACAGTGGTGGCGCACCTGCTCGGGGTCTTCGCGGTCCCACTTGAAGCCGTAGCGCACGTGCTTTCCGCCCCACTGCAGCGGGTGTTCCGTGCCGCAGTGCGCGCACGGGATGTGGAAGCGCATCCGCACGTCGGCGACGATCTCGCGCTTCTCGATGTGCGAGATCCCCTTGCGCCGCGGTGTGGTGCCGGCGATCAGCTTGGGGTAGGTGGCGCCTTCCAGTCGCTTGAATGCCAGCGTCCAGGGGTCGCTGCTGCCTTCGATCTTCTGGTCGAAGCCGTCGAATTCGTCCAGCTTCGCGCTCTGCAGCGTCATGCGGCGGAAGTTGCCGGCGCTCTTGCCGCCCTTCAGGTACAGCGCGGCATGGCGGAACTTCTTGAAGTTGAGCGTGTTGAACTTGTTCTTGCGCTCGAAGTGCGGGAAAGCGTCCTGCAGCACCTTGACGTCGCGCAGCATGGGCTCGATCTCGGCCTTGCAGAACTCGTCGCTGTCGTCGTCGGTGGGCTGCCACAGGCACTGCGAGCGGCGCTTGTGTTCGGCGTCGTAGCCGATGCTGGCCATGAGCATCTTGGAATAGCCGACCCGCGCGCTCTTGCGGATGTTCAGTTCCTCGATGTGGTCGTCGCCCATCATGCACAGCAGGGCGCGCTGCGGCGGTTGGCTGACCCAGGGCCCCTCGGACTGGCTGCTTTCGCCGGACAGGTAGAAGTGACGTTCGGCCCACTGGTCCAGCGTCATCGGCTCCGGTGCGCGCAGCGAGGACAGGCCGCGTTCGATAGCGTGGCGGATGCTGAGCTGCAGCGTGCGGTCGATGGATGCCCACCAGGCCTGGCGCGGCGCTGGGGGCTTGCGCTTGCGGGTGGCGGTCGTCAAGGCTGCTGATCAGTGAACGGTGTCGGACTGCAGGCGCAGCTTCAGCCACTGCATGAAATCAGGCGCCATGAAACTGCCGCGCTGTGGCTCGGCAGTGCCGAATTGCAGGTCGTAGCTAATGGGCGCACGAGGCAAGTCTCTCAAGCCGGGGAACATGCGCTCCATGGCCTCGGATAGGTGCGCAACAGCGCCGTCGGTCAGGTGGTCGAATGTCATGGTGCATTTGCTCCTATTGGTTGCGGCCTGGATTGGTACAGGTTTGAGTCTTTAATTGGCGCGACGAGAGCGCCGCATTTGCGCCTTCCTTGGAGCGGCGGCCGCAGTTTGTGGATGTACGCAGATTCGACGGCGTTTAAGTGCTTTTCGTCGCACTCAATTACCGTCACAGCATCCCACCGCTTGCCATCACGCCAATGATCTGCAAGGCGTCGGTCAACGTCTTTGGCCTGTCCGACGTATTGAACGCGGCCGTCACTCACGAGGAAATAGACGCCGCACGCCGGGCCGTGAGGCTGCGAGAGAGCGACAAGCTCCGTCTCGTCGAGAAAGTCGCCTTCGTTTCGCGTAAGGCCAAACCGGCGCTTTAACTTTCGTGGCTGAAGGTATTCGCTCACAGCAAGTCCTTTGCCTTGAATTCAGGAACTGAGGCACTTGCGTTTTTGACCTTCAGCCACCTAATGACCGCGCTGCGCTGATACAGGTAGTTGTTCCCAACCAGCAAATAGGCAGGGCCTTTGGCGCGCTTGCGCCAAGATTGCAGAGTGCCCAGCTCGCATCCGGTGAAAGTCGCAAGTTCTTGCTCGGTCCAGCAGTCAAGCTCCTGCGCAAGCTGGCTCGCGCTCCTGCCTTCGGTTGTCATGTCGCATCCCCTTCTTCCTCGTCCTTCACCACCAGCTGCGCCAGACACGCAGCCTCAGCCGCCGCGCAGGCCTTCGCCACCTCGGACTGGATCAGCAGCAGGCCCTTCGGCGTCAGCTCGGGGCAACGCTTCTGCAGGCGCAAGTGCAGCGGCTGCAGGGTGCTGACCACGATGCCGCCCATGGTGGCCAGGGCCTGCTCGAGCGCTGCCACGGGCGCAAACAGCTGACGATCGACGGCCAGCCGCAGCTCGTCGCGCTCGCGTGCGATGCGGGCCTGCAGCGCGCGCTCCTTCGACAGGTTCTCACCGCCTGCCCGGCCGGCGGCGCCCACGCGCAGGTGCGTGACGTAGGCCACCAGCCACTGGCCAGCGGTGTCGCCCTTCTTGATGATCCCGTCGGCCTGCAGGTCGGTGACGCTGCGGCGCGTGATGCCGACGGCCTGGCCGAACTCGGCTTGCGTGCAGGGTTTGGAGAGGTCCAGGAACACGGGCCTTTTACCTAGCGTAAGGGCGCGTCAAAACAGCGCCTCTTGCGGCACGCGCTCGGGCACGCAATGCGGGCTGCACCACAAGGTTTCTGATGCGCTGTTCGCCATCGCCTCGTCGGTCGCGGCGTAGCCTTTGCGCGCCGTCCAGGCCCGCAGGTGCCAGCCGTTGGCAAGCAGGCCGTCGTGCTCGCCAGCGTGGCCGCAAAGAACGATTCGCAGCGCCTTGTTGGCGCCGGCTGTTGCGCACCACTCGCGCACCTCGTCTGCGAGTGCGCCGCCAACACCACCAGCGGCGTAGTCCATCGCGCCCTTGGTGTACGGCGGGTCGAGGAAGATTGCGGTCACGCCGTGCCGCGTGGTCACGCTGCCGGTGACGACGCGCTTCCAATCCCCGCAGGCCACGCGAACGTCTCGCATGCGGGCCTGAAGCAGCGCGAACCATTCGCGGATGTACGCACCGCGCCCGGCGTCCCCGAGGTGCGGTAGCTTCCTATTGACCCCTTGCCCGGCGTCCCCGAGGTGCGGTAGCTGACGGTTGACACCGCGCCCGGCGTCCCCGAGGTGCGGTAGCTGACGGTTGACACCGCGCCCGGCGTTCCGCAATGTTTCGCCGTCGTGAATCCATGGTCCTTCTCCTGAGCACCAGCCAGAGCCGATCCAATTGCATGCGCCCCAGCACCACCAACCCGCGATCTTGGCGTCGTAGAAATCCGGGTCGCCGTGCAGCTTGTCAGTGAGGCTCGGCGCCTGCCGAACCAGCCAAGAGTGCCGGGCGAACAGGTCCGTTTCATTCGTCGGCCAGTCGGCGGCATCAGCTACAGCGTCAGCATCTGCCGCCACCGCGCGCCAGAAGTTGGCTACGAAGCCGTCGGCGTCGTTGATTGTTTCGACGCGCTTGCCATCGGGTGCGCCGAGGATCATCGCCGCGCTGCCGGCGAACGGCTCGACGTAGTTGTCCACGGCGCCGAAGGCTTGCCACACGATTTCGCAGGCGTTGGACTTGCCGCCGAAGTAGGGAAAAGGAGCGGCCAGGGTACCGGCGATGGACTTCACTGGTTCTCCCCTATCGCTTCGCGTTGAACTTCTGGAACACGCTCGACGTGGCCGCCGTCCAGGCCGCCTGCGCGTTCTTCTCGACGTAGCCTCGCACGGTGCCGTCGAAGTCCAGCCGCGGCCGATAAGCGGCAGCGCGGACGAACTTCAGGATCTGCTGCAGGTCTTCGCCGCTGCGGCCGGCGCGCCGGTAGACACCAGGCGGCAGCCATGAACCCTTGCGGCCCAGCGTGTTCTTGCCCGGCGTGACCGAGAACCACTCGGTCTGCACGCCCATCTTCTTGGCGCGCTTCACGCTGCGGTCGCTGATGCCCCGCGCGCCCTTGGTGTCCGCACGCTTGATCTGCAGGACGTTGATCACCTGGGCGTAGATGCGACCCTTCAGGTTGCCAAAGCCGTCGATCATTCCGAGCTTCACGGCGCTGCTGCCGGGCACCGTCACCCAGCCGGCCGGCAGGAAGCCCATGCGGCTCAGCAGGTACTCGGTACGCTTCTGGCGGCGCTTGGGGCTGCCGGCCACGCCGGGCTGCAGGTACTCGCGCGGGGCCTTTCCGGTGCCGGGCTGGCTGTCGGGGATGTAGACCTCGGCCTCGACGCGCGCCTTCGTGGCAGCCTTGAACCACACGCCGCGCACCGTGAAGCTGGTGGGCTTGTCGAAGTCCACCGGCATCTGCTTCTGCACCGCGTCGCGCCCGCCGCCGGCCAGGCGCGACAGCATGGCCGCCTTCAGGTACGGCATGGCCTTCGGCAATTGGTCGCCGAACAGCGCTTTTGCGTTCCCGGTCTCGATCCTGACCTGCATGTTCAGCATGGATTACCTCTGCTTCAGTCAACAGTGCGGGAGGAATGCCATAGATTGGCGCTGAAAGTAGCGATAGTTCACGGTCGAATTAACCCGCCCGGGGGTTTACCCGGAAGGACCCAGACGGGTAGGGGGTAGCCAGGGCGCATTGCTGGGCGCGTCACAGCAGGAACTCCTGCTTCGCGGACTTGCGCAGGTTCTCAGTGGCGTCAATCAGCCGCAGATTGCCCAGCGCCCAGCAGGCCCTGACCTCTTCGACTCGCGACAGATCGAAGGATGCGCAGGGCGTGATGTGGTCGATATGCAGGCGCCCTGCCATGAAGTCACCCCAGGTCCTGCCCTTGGGAAGAGTGCGGCGCAGGTGGGTGATCAGACTGGCGGGCGTGTAGCCCAGCAGATCCCGCCACCCCTTGCTGAACTTGCCGGCCTTCAATCGGGACGCAATGTGAGCGGACACAGCGCCATCCAGCCGTGTCTTCTTGCGCAAGCGGCTGCGCATCTTCTCGCTTGCGTTGAACTCAGGATCGGTGTGGTAACGATGGCGGGCGGCGTCGCCCTCGCGGTCTCTATTCCACTGCCGAACGTGTGCGTCGTGAGGCCGAGTCGCCTGCCACTGTGGGTCATTCCGATGCCGATGCCACAGCCAAGCCAAGCTGCACACTTGCTTCCAGAGCTTGAAGTGCGCATCGTGGTCTGCGAGCTTTGCCTGTTTCGCCGTTATCGATGCGGCAGCCAGTTGGGCAGAAGGCACAACCCCGGCGTTGCGCCGCTGCCGCTCCTTGTAGAGCCGACGCTTTTCCTTGTTGTCAGCATTCCACTGGCGCATGTACTCCTTGTGCTCAGGCGTCTTGCTCTTCTCGGCCATGCGCAGCCGTGCCTTCTCTCGATTGCGCTGGATGGCTTCTGGGCTCACTGCTGGCATGGTTGGCCTTCTGCAGTCGTCATGCCACGCCTGCCTCGGTTGGGTGATCGTGCTGCCACCACTCGTAGACCATGCGGCGCGCGTCAGCGGTCGGAACCTGGGGCATCTTCCTGGCGATCAGGTCGCGCAGTGCCAGCCGGTCTCCGGTGCCCAGTGGGTGCAGCGCGTCGTAGGCGGCCTGGCTGCGCGCGGCATTGCGCGCGAGGCAGCTCGGGCACGTCAGGTTGTACTGACCCCAGGTGCGGGTGCGGGCGGCGGTGCAGTCGCGGCAGGTCACGCCAGTAGTTCCATCTGCGGCGTCGCCGCCTGGACGCGCTGCCGGGGCTTGCGCGCGAACAACTGCAGGCGCGCCGGTGCGATCAGCCCAGCCTTGCGTGCGCATGTCGGCCCGACAGCGCCCTCGGGGATGTCGCCGCGGGCCGGCACCGTGGCTGCAGCGCGCAAGAGGCGGCGGCCGCAGAGGATGCACATCACGCGACCGCCTTCAGGCCGTAGTGCGCGATCAACAGCGCTTCGGCCTTGTTGTGGTCCTTGGCCAGTGGCAGCGGCGCATCCGGGTACAGCGTCCGGGCCAGAGCGACGTGCCGCGCCTTGTAGGCCGAGTCCTTCTCGTCCGGGATCCGCTTCAGGCCGAAGTGCGTCTTCCACTTCTGCGGCTGCACCAGGTGGGCATTCAACTGCAGCACGTCGAGCACGCACCGGATGCCCAGGAAGGTGCCGGCGAGACTCGCCTGCGTCTGGATGGCGTTGTTCTTGCCGCCCATGGCGCCGACCTGTTCCAGGAACACGGCGACGGATTCGCCTGCCGGAGACAGCTTGCGGATCAGCAGGCCCAGTTCTCGGCCCTGGATGCGGCGACGGATCAGGCCGTTGCCTTCAAGCGGCGTCGTCGGCAGGTCGTGCACGCTGCACTTGCCGGTGCGCGAATCGATGGTGGCAAGGCCGCCGGTGAGACCAGGGTCGATGCCGATGACGATCACAGCGGATCTCCTGTACCCAGCGCACGGCCTAATGGCTTCACCGCGGCACGACGGCGAGCCAGGGCCCGGTCCTTCGCGTCGAGGTGCTTGCCGCCGTTGGCCAGCGCGGACTGTGCGGCGATGCGAAACAGTTCGCGCGTCTCGGCTTTGGCCCGCCGGGCTGCGATAGCCGGTGCAGCTCCAGGATGTGAATCGGACCCGAAGACGGGCTCTAGCTCGGCGGCGTTCATGCCTTCGACCCCGCAACCCAGCCGGCGAACCGTGCATCTTTCGCCAAACGCGCTTTGTGTTCTTGCTGAAGATCCACAGATCTCGCCGGCGTGATCGTGACGGTCCCGGAGCGAAGCGGAGGACTGTCACTGTCACGTGTCACGGTCACAGCGTCACGCCGAGCGTGACAGTGACACTCGGTCTGTATCCCCGTAGGGGCCTGCGCGCGCGAGAGTGTCACGCTCTCTCCGGGGTCATCTGTCACGCTTTGCGCCGAAGTGTCACGCTCGACTGTCACGCTCATTTTGAGCCTCCAAGGATCAGGATGTAGCCCTCTGCGACCTCTAGTGCGCCGGCCTTTTTCGCTGCGTTCAGGGCTCGGTGGAAGGCTTGGCGCTGTGCGTCCGGGGTCGTCAGGCCACAGTCTTCGTAGAAGGCCTTGCGCAGGGCCTCGTACTTCATGCCGTTCTGGGCCAGGGTGATCAGCAGCGATCGCTTGCCGCCGCGGCCGGCCTTCTGTTCGTCGGCCTGGGCCTCTTCGACCTCGTGCTGTGCAGACAGGTGGCGCGCCACCAGCGAAGTGATGCGGTCGCCGTCGCTGTCGACGCCAAGTTCGAGCACGCGCATCTGGAACGTCGCGTCAGAGAAGGTGTCGCCGTCCTTCTGCTTGGCGCAGCTGACGGTCGCCAGCATTTCCTTCTCGTCGCGAAACACGCCGAGCATGAAGTCGAGGTTGGCGCGGATGGCGCTGCTGCCGCGGGGGCGCTCGGTGGCGCTGTGGCCGCTGTGATGGATCAGGAGCACTGCGCAGCGCCACAGATCCCGGAACCGCGCTCCCAACTCGCGCAGGTAGCTCGCCATCTCCTGGGCGCTGTTCTCTTCGCCCGCGTAGGTCTGGCTGAGTGTGTCAACCACCACCAGCGCCGGCGTGTGGCTAACCAGTTGCGCCGCGTCGACGACGCGCCAAGCGTCCTGCGCCAGGTTGATGGCTGCAGGCAGCACGCGGAAGTCGATGCCGCCGTACTCGAGATTGCGTGAGCGGTGCCAAGCGTCGACGCGGGCCCACAAGCCCGCCCCGCCTTCGGCTGCGATGTAGAGCACCGGCCCCTTCTTCGTGCGCCGGCCCATCCAGGGCAGCCCGTGGGCTACGTGCAGCGCAGCGTCCAGGGCGATGAAGCTCTTGAAGGTGCCGCTGCCGCCGAACATCATCCCGACGGCCTCGGCCGGCAGGACGTTCTTCACAAGCCAGCGCACTTGGTCAGACTGCTGCCGCAGATCCTCCAGGCACATCAGCGGCATCTTCTGGCCGCCGTGCTTGCTGCGCATCTCAATGCGACCAAGCGCCAGTTTCGCTTCGTCCAGAACCTGGGTGACGCTGCGCCCCTGCTGATTGAACGCGGCTGTCGCCAGCTCGTCGCTGGCTGCGATTAGCGCGCGAAGGGTGGCGCGTTCGGCCACCAGTTCAGCGTAGCGCCGCGCACCACGCGAGCTCACGACGCCCTGGGTCAAAGCATTGAGGTAGGCCAAGCCGCCAGCGTCCTGCGCCTGGCCGCGCTCCTGCAGCGCCTCGAACACCGTGATCATGTCGGCCTCGGCACCCGATGCCGCTACGTCGCATGCAGCGGCGTAGATCAACCGGTGTGCGTGGTTGTAGAAGTCGGCAGCCTTCAGCAGCTCTGCCGCCACGGGGATGACCTCGGACGGCCACTGCAGGATGGCACCCAGGATGCCGTGCTCAGCCTCGGCGCTGTGCGGCGGTACTCGCAGGCGCGACGCGCCATCCGGTGGCGGTGCAGCGGGGCCATCATCGGCCGGGTAGATGGGGATCACGCGGGCGTTCACGCTGAAGCGCTCATGTGGTCGTCACGCCTCCACCCCAAACATCACCTCCCAGAACCAAACCTGATCCACCCGGCGCAGATCCACATGCGCCCGATTGGCCCTGATCCACTGCCTGATCGACTTGCGCTCGCAAGTGAACGGGCTGCGTGGGCTGTTGCCCTTCTGCTTGGCGGGAAGGCCGCGCCGGTCGATCCAGTCGAGCACCGTCGAAGCGTTCACACCGAACATCGCGGCCAACTGCGGCGCCGTCCATCGGTCGGGGTCCGTGCGGTCGAACTGGCGGCGTTTGAGCTGATGCCCACTGCGGCGGCCGTGCGACAGAAGCCGGCGACCTTCAGCTTGCGCACGATGACGTCCAGGCCGGCGGCGGCGTATTCCTCGACGATCTCCAACTCGGCAGGCTTCCAGCAGTCCAGCCGCGTGGCGTTGGTGCGCGTCAGGCCCATGCTGGCGGCCTTCTTCTGCACCCACCATGCGGGTCGGCCGACGCGTTCGGCCATGCGCTTCACATCGCCCCGGGCCTTCATGTGGATGTAGCCCTCGCGCACGATCATGTCGATGTCGTCGCGCTGCGGGTAGATGCGAGACCAGCGCTTGCCCAGCGTGGTGGCGCGTAGGCCCTTGATGCCCTCGGCCTGCGCCTTGACGCGGATCGAGTTCAGCGTGCGCCAGGGCAGCAAGGCCTGCACGCCCTTGGCGCCCGTCTTGCCGTACTGCTCGCGCAGGACCGCAATCTCAGTGGTGCGCCACTCGCTGCCGCGCCCGATCGCTGGGCCGGGGCTCAGCGAATCGCCGGCCGGTTCGGTTGATGTGCCGTCGAAGGTCATGCGCCCGCCTTCAGCGAAACCAGCAACTGCGCCAACTCAGGCAGCATCGTTTCGAGTCGCGACGTCACACGCGCGCGCCGGGCCTCGTCGGTGTCCATGAACTTGGCGGCGATGTACTCGATGACCGCTGCAGCGTCCCCGGTGCTCGCAATCCACGCTTCCAGGTCGTCCAGGTTCATGCGCTGGGTGTCGCCGTCGCCGGGGTTCAGCTTGCGGCTCAGCAGGCTGGGCGCCATGTCCATGTCCATCGCCTGCGCCTTCTGCGGCTTGCGGACGACGCCGGCGCGGTGCGCCACGTAGGCGCGCAAGGTCGGGAAGCGGTCGGGCAATGTGGGCTCGAAGTTCAGCGTCATTTGGCTTGTGGCAAGTGATGGCATCGCGCGTTCCCGTCTGTTGCCATTACGAAAACCGGCGAGCGGACGACAGTGCGGTCATGCACATCGCTCGATCAGTTGGAAGAAGCGCCCCGGGCCGCAAAGCCCAGGGCAAAGCCGCGCTCATGCACGGCGAAGACAACTTGTTGCACTGGGCGGGCTACCGCACACAGGACGCCACCGCACAGACGCAGCCGATTCGCGGCAGTCAAGATGCGGCGGGGCGAGACTTGCCGTCGGCTGGGCATGGCGGCGATGGCAGCCAGGGGCGCCATGGGTCAGGCCGCCTTCGCTTCGGGCGCGGGGTGGTCGGCGGTGACCAGTTCGGGCCAGATGCGGTGCCAGTCGTCCGGGCGCAGGTCGCGGCGGGTGACGGCTCTTCCGCTCTGAATCTCCACGGCAACGCAGGTCACTGGTGCGAGCCGCTTGCCGCCGGTGTAGATGCAATTCCGCAGATGCCCAAGCGACGTGTCGCACCTGGATGCGAACTGCGTCCGCGTTTCCTCATCGGCTAGCGATGAAAGGTAGGTCTTGAGGTCCATGCGCTCATTACACCATACGGTGAATTCTGGCGCAACACCGCCTAGTGTTTGGCGTGTGGTTCAGTGCGACATGGCAGACGAAGCACCAATCCGGCTTGAGAACTTCAAGCGCCTGTACCCGGCCGATTCATGGTCTGGGGCCGACTTGTGCCAGAAGTTCGGGCGCACCCCATCCTTTTGGTCGGACCTTCGCGCCGGACGCAAGTCCTTTGGGGAAAAACTGGCAAGGTCGCTTGAAGACGCGGATGAGCTTGTCGCCGGAAGCCTTGATGTACCTTTGGGAGCAAAGAAAATGCCGCTGTCTCGTGATGTCCTTGACCACCTGAAATCGCTGCCGAGAGATCGCCAGCACGATGCCGACAAGATGTTGCGCTTGTTTTTGGGGCTTCCAGAGACTTCTGGGAAACGAGCCGGGAACGACGCATGACGAGCAACGTTCACACATTGCCCACCCGAAGGCCGGCCGCCAATCCCCCAACCGGGGGAGCCCTCCAACATGGGGATGATGCAGTGCACAA